TGCGTGATCCGGAGGCGAAGCAACCCGGAACCGAACTGCCCTTGGTAGATGCTGAAAGCGTTGTCGGCCGACGACCCCATGTACCAGTTGAGCGAAACATTGGCATCGGATGCCTCGCCGAACTGCATGAAGCCATAGCCGTTGGTGCCGTCCGAAACCCGGAGGCCCGCCGCCAGACCGGCGTGCCGGATGCCGACCGGCGCGGTGAACGACGCCCCGGCGAGCAGCGCGAATTCGCTGCCCTGCCGCCCGTCGAGCAGATCCGCGTCGAGACCGGAGCCCGCGCCATCATTGGCGGTGGTCCACATTAGCGAACCGTTGAACGCTACCGTCGTCTGCGTGACCCGGAGGCGCAGCAGGCCGGAACCGAACTGCCCTTGGTAAAGGCTGAAGGCGTTGTCGGCGGACGATCCCATGTACCAGTTGAGCGACACGTTGGCATCGGATGCCTCACCGAACTGCATGTAGCCGTAGCCATTTGTGCCGTCCGAAACCCGGAGGCCCGCCGCCAGACCGGAATGCCGGATCCCCACAGGCGCGGTGAACGACGCCCCGGCGAGCAGCGCGAACTCGCTGCCCTGCCGCCCGTCGAGCAGATCCGCATCGAGCCCCGAGCCCGCGCCATCTACCGCCAACAGCCGCGACAGGACGTTTGCCGCGGTGAAGATCGCGGCCATGTTCTTCGGGGTGAGCGCGCGTACCGCATCGGTTAGCGCGGCCGCCTCGGCATCGGTCGCCAGCTCGATCACGCCGGCCGTCGATGTCGTGGCGGGCGGATTCAGGAAACTGGTGTTGCCGAAGGTGATCTGGCTGGCGGCGACGTCGAGCAGCGTGGCATCGATCGCGAGCAGCAGCAGCGCCCCCGCCGACTTCTCGATGATCGGTGCGGCCTGCCCATAGGATGCGAACAGCGTGCCGTCCGTCAGGTAGAGCGCGAGGCTGCGCACGGTATAGGTATCGGCGCTTTCGTCCCGCACGATCAGGTGAATGACGTCGGCCGCGACGCCGGCACCCGAGATCGTCGCGATGCGCTTGACCTCGCCGGGCAGCGCGGCGGTGTTCGCCGCGGCGACGATCGCGGTCGGGGTGACGCCGACGGATGCGATCCGCACGGCGTTGGTGCCGTCGCGCGCGGCGTTGACGAGCGCGGCGCGGCCGGCGTCGGTGATGCGTAGAACGATCGACATGATCTCTCCGGGTCAGGCCGCGGGTGCGGTCATGGTGAGGCGGGCGAAAACGGCAGGACGCGCGGCAGCGACGGACACGATGCCGGCGGTGGCGTTGAGCGCCTGGCTGAAGGTGAAGTGCGAGCGGACCGGCTTGGTGCGGTAGACCTCGGCGATCACGGCATCGACGAACGCGGCATCGACGGGTGCGCCGGTCTGATCGGTGATGTTGAGCAGCAGATTGAACGTGTGCGGGTCGCCGGGCGGCGTCATCTGCCACCATTCGCGAAGGGCAACGGATCCACCGAAGGACTCGACGACGTCGCGGACCGATGACGCGGTGCCCTTGCGGCGCTGGATCGGGAGGGCTTGGCGAACGCGCGCGCGTTTGATCGTCTCCGACCAGTCGCTCGACCAGCTGTCGATCGACAGCGCCCATGCGAGATACGGCAGCAGCTCGACCGGGCAGGTGTCGGGGTTCCAGAGCGCGCGCAGCGGCACCGGCACGTCGGCCAGTTGCGCCATGCTCGCCTCGACGGCGCGCTCTAGCGCAGTCGCATTGGGCGGGAGTAGCGTCACTCGCCAAGCCCGGCGTGCACGACGTTGGTAGCGGTGCACCAGCCCGCCTGCGTCCGATCGAGAACGACGTCGGTCGCGGGACTCGTCAGGACGACGTTCTGTACCCCCTCGACGTGGAGCGCGGCGAAGATCCCTGACCGCGTGATGTCGCGGCCGAGGCGGTGTGAGTTGGCGATGTAGGCGGCGAGGCGCGCGCGAGCCTCGGCGATGACGATCGAGCCATCGGGGCCGGCGAACGTCCTGATGGACGCCTCGACGGCATAATGGACGACCTCCGCCGACTGGATCGTGACATAGTCCGTCAGCGGGCGGCGGGTCTCGGCGGAAACATAGGCAAGGACTGTGGCGAGCAGCGCTGCGGAGGCGACGCCGGTACCGGCGCGGGCGAGGATCGTGATCCGCACCTCGCCGGTGGCCGGGCTGGTCGCGCTCGCGTCGAGAACGTCGGACGAGGCCGACAGCGAATGGAAGATGTACGCCCCCTCGGGACCGGCGACCGAATAGCCCTCCGGTGCGAGGACGAGGCGACGGCGAAAATCCTCGTCGCTCTCGAGGACTGCGGCAGCACCGGTCTGCGGGTTGGCCGGTGTGATGATGAGCCGGACCACGCCCATGAGCGCGGCAAGGTTATCGAGGTCCGTCCCGGTGGCATACGCCGGCATGACGGCGCGCGCGGCATCATTCACGCGGGCGCGCAGCAGCATCTCGCGGTAAGCCGCAACCTGCAGGAGTTTGACCGCGGGGTCTGATTCGACGGTCGCGTCGAAGTCTGGAACGAGCGCCACGAACTGCGCCAGCATCTGCCGATAGATCATATCGAAATCGAGGATCTCGACGATGGTCGGCGCTGGCAGGCGCGATAGATCGACAGCGGTGAAGGTGGACGGCTCGGCCATCCGGCCATGTCGTCGGTCAGCTTATGGCAGCGCCATCATGTTCGGGTGTGAGATCGTTTTTCACACTCGCGCTTCACGTCGGATATGGGAGGAAAGCAAACCGTCCGCTTTGAAGGCCACACCCCAGGAAACCCACCACTGAACGGGTATCCAAGATGCATCAATATTTTGCATCGCTGGAGCCCTCGGTTTCCTGCTGTTTTTGCGCTGATGCGAAATCCGTGAATTTTGCATCACGTGAAAAGCGGTGGATTGTGGGCCATGCCAGCGTAGGCTGATGCTATGGCCGACCATGAGATGCTGACCACGATCGACGGACCGACGCTCGCAGCAGCGTTCCCGGTCGAGCATCGCGCATCGGCAACGCTGGCGGGTACGGACGTCGCTAGGCGGCTAGCTCCACGGCAATGGACAGAGCGCTTCGCCGTACAAGTCGGGCGCGAGACGGTCCTGATTCCAGCTAGGCTGCACCTTGCATCTCATCGACCATCCTTGGCGGAGGACGTTGACGCATGGCTGTTCGCTCGTGCCTTACAGACGCGAAGCAACGACGGATATGAGCGTCAGCGGGCCTTACGCGATCTACTCGCAGACGCGCAGCCTTGGACGGCTCCTTTCATCGTCGCGCTAATTGGGGAGTACATCGTTGAAATATTGGATGACATCTCTGCTGCAATGACGCCCGAGATTGAGCAAGCCATCGGTACGTTCATCGTCCATAATCCAGATTATTGGAACACGATCAAACGACGGGTCACTAGCTATTGGAATGTCTACTATCGAGCGAGATGGCTCGGCGGTCCGAATCGCGCAGAGCGACGGGACGAATACGTTGGTTTTAGATTGACCCAGCAGATTGAACTCGCCGCTCACCGGTGTGTTCCGACGGCAGATAAGTAACCCGCCGGCCGATCGCTCGGCCTCAATGTTGATGCAAAACTTTTGATTTTTGCATCACGAACGACCGGTTTTCTTAGTGCCGATCAACGATCGGCCATGCGGCTCCGCGCTGCACGACGCGTCCAAAAAATCGTGACGGCTACTGCTATTGCTCGAAATGGAATGTTCGCAATGGCCTCAGTCCTACCCCGAAAGGCAGTCTCAACTACGAACGCAGCGCTCACGACGAGAAGCCAAATGACGAGTGGATGGGCAAGGAATCGACGTGACACCTCTTCTGCTAACACGCCGCCCCCGCATGCGCTATTGAGCGGAAGCGGTATGGCCGGAAGGGAAGGACTGCGGACGGTCCGCTTTCGGCGAAGCAGGCCGCGATAGCAGACATTCGGCAGCTGCCGCCTTTCCCGAAAAGGATGGTATTTCGGGAATTTAGACACCCTAGTCATCGTAATCGGGCAATTCGATCCGATTGGAGTCTCTCGCAAACGCGCTTGAGAATGCTTTTTTTATGAGCGGCGTGCCGGCTATACGCATCGCACCGCGCATCAGCATCAATTCAGGGGCGTTGTGGGGCCACAGCATGCGCGGGACGATTTTGGGAATGTTCTGACCTTCTTTTACGAAGGGTCGCATAACACCGTCATAGCGGACAAGAGCGGACGGGATATCAGACTGCGTCGCCAGCTCTCCGGCCAGAACATAGCCGCCCACGATCGCGAGGGTCGTCCCGATCCCTGAAAGCGGCGTCGGGCACCATGCGGCATCACCGGTCAGAACAACGCGACCGTTCGACCATCTGTCCATGTGTACCTGGCGCAGGACGTCGAAATAGAAATCGTCCACGTCTTTCATCACCTCGCGAATTCGAGGAAATTCCCAACCGTCATGGGCGAACTGGTCGAGCATGAATTGGCGCTGACGATCAGGGCTCCACTGATGCTCGCCTTCCGGCTTCTTGTGGATGCCCACATAGGCTCCGAGCAGATTATCGCGTGCCGGCTTCAACGTCGCGCCGCGTCCTGCCACCGTGTTGTAGACGCGGGCGTAATTGGTATCGTGCGGCTGTCGCGGGATGCTGAAATAGGCGATTGTTAGGTCCATCCAGCGCATGCTGTTCTCTCCGGGGAACAGCAACTCGCGTGTGTGTGATCCGACGCCCTCGGCTACGACAACCAGATCGTACCGCTCACGCCGTCCGCTTGCGAAGGTAACTTCCGCACCGGTCTTGTCCTGAACGACAGCATCGACGCTGTCGCCGAACCGAAACGTCGCCCGCTCACGGGTCGCGTCGTAGATTAGCCGCGCGATATCGCCGCGTCTGATTTCAAGCTCGGCCGTAGGCGCATTGTCGTGGCCCGACGATCCGGCTTCAAAGCGAGCGATCGTCTCATTGCGCTCGTCCACCCATTCGGTGCCAAGCTCTGGGGTGTTTCGGGCGAAAGCGTCATCCTCCAAGCCCATGCGGCGCAATACCTCGCGGGCCGTACCGCGCACGTCGACGTTTTGCCCGCCGTCACGAAACGAGGGTGATTTCTCGACAACCTCGACGTCAAAGCCAAAGCGCGACAGCCACCAAGCGGCAGTGTTGCCGGCGACGCTGGCGCCGGTCACGAGTATACGACGGGACATGGATCAAACTCCTTCCCGGCCATAAACATCACGAGTGATATTATGTTCCGGGCGGGGCTTCGAGATTGGCGATGACGCGGCTCAGCAGCCTCACCACCAAAGCAGCGTCTTCCGGCGCGAAGCCATCCACTGCCTTTTCGTTTATCTCCAATAGGACATTACGGCCGATAGCAGCGGCCTCGCGCCCGCTATCGGTAAGTTCGACCGTCGCAGCGCGCTTGTCCGACGTGCTCTGGGCACGCCCGATCATTCCGGCCGCCTCCAGCTTGTCGAGCAGCGCCACCATGGCGGGTTGCTTAACAGCCGAATGCTGCACGAGATCGCGCTGCAGCATTGGCCCTTTCCACGACAAAAGCAGCAGTGGCCCGATCAACGACAGGCTTAGGTCATGATTGCGGAGGCGGCTGTCGACCAACCTGTTGAAGATCCGCGACGCATGGTTCGCGAGATAACCAGTGGCGACCGCTGCTTCAGGATGGATATCCTCTGCATCCCCGATCGCGGTGTCTTTGATGATTTTGGTCACGGCACCATCGTAGGCTGAGCTACCTCCTTTGGAAATGTCGAGAGTACCTGCCTTCTCACAAACGAACCCTTAGCGGGACAGTCACCAAGGCGATCGTGCCGGGAGCCGTCTCGGGCACCTGCGTTCCCAAAACCTGTTCCCGATTGCTCTTTCCCGAAATGGCCTGTGTGAGACGGAAAAACGGGAAAGATCGCGCTTAACGAATGGCCGTTATCGGGAGCCCGGATCGCCAGCCTGAACGTCCGGGTCTGGGCGTAACCGGTCATGCCGCTCGTTATGTCCATTCTCGGTCTAGATGCCTACTTCAGCTGCCGACATGGGGTATCGCTGGGGTACATCATGCCATACGCCACGGAGAAACCACGCGTTTCTGCGGGGTCCGGTTGGCTGCGGCGGAGGACTCCTCCGCCGCGGGGAGGCAATAGTGACTTCACCTAGGAAACCGATCGATGATCTCGGAAATCAATGACCAGGATGAAGGCACGACCGAAGAGCGCGGGGAGGTTCACTTCCTGGCTGCGATCGCGGACGAGTTGATACGGCGGCTGGTGCATACTGGTGCAATGAGAAAGGCCGACGCGAACGCGATCGAGAGTGCGGTCGCCGAACGATTGGGAACCTCGCCCCGGGCTTGGTGACAGGTCGTTACTGGTAGTGCGGCGGAGAGTGTCTCCGCCGCATCATATCTGGAATTGAGGATGCCTCGGTACGGCAGATATTAATCTACCGAGGGAATTAGCTATCATTGGGTAGGACCGGACCTCGCAGGTTGAACCCGCCCGGGACGCTGATCACTATAAGCAAGAATTTCAGCCGACCTGCGTTGAATGTAAAGTTTGTGGGTTTTCGAAAGCGTTCCACCATCTTTTGCTTGGAGTTTCAGCGCCTCCTCTCGCAGCGCGATAGCCTGGTCACGTTTTTGCCGGCGCATCGTGGGTGTCTCGAGTCGGCTTCGCCCCGACAGATAATCCGCGGACCGCGTTCCAACCTCTGGTGTGGGGATCAATGACGGGCTCAGCGTAGGAGTTGGCGAACCTTGGTAGGGGGAGCTTTGCGCAAACGACGATGATGTCGCGCCAACTAGGATCAGTACGGCGAGAGTAATCTTCATTTCCATTCTCCGTTGAGGAGGCGTTTGGTCGGCAAAGCAGTTCATACGCTGTATGCATCGGTTGTGAGCGAGAGTTGACCGGGCGAACGTTCCGCGAAGGCGACACCAACAACAGGCCAAGCGAGCGTGGCTTCCTGCCAAGGCTTACCCCGATCACTTCGAAGCACCCTATCGGAATGAAACGTCCTAGCCGATCATCGCGGACTACATAGATTTGTCATCCGAATTCACCTTTGCCCATTTAGCCGCGGTTTCGGCTTTGGCGTAAAGGCGGCGGGCTTCCCGCGGGTTGCTAGACGTCCATTTATCGGGTGCCGACGCGATAAACCTGAGCGTTCTGGCGGACCGCTCTTGCCGCTCGCGACGCATCGTCGGCGTGATGGTGTTGTCGAAAACACCCATCTGACCACCGATCGGATCGATTTGGGGAAGGTGGGCACCGAACGTCGACCCGGTGGTAGGGTTTGCATTAGGACTGATAAATATGAACTGAGCGGGGGCGACCGTTGCACAAGATGCAAGGCCAAACGCAGCAAGTGTCTTCATCATGGAAAAAACCTCCTGAAAGCATTTTGGAAACTGACGTAGGCCACGATAGGTTGCAAGCGGTTACTACTGGAAGTCACACGACCTCCCGCCGTTGCCGCCCGTTCTCAGGAGGAAGCGGTCTAACGATAGGGCAAGCATCTGCGTCGGGTGCTAACGATTACGACAGACGGTGTTTCGGCCGTCAACGTCCGGTTTGGGAAGGAAAGCCGCCCGTCCGTTTTCGGACGCTCAGATGGCGTTAGCTACCCTGTTCGATCAGGTTCAGATCCGTCCATCTTAGAAAGAGTCGAGGGGAACTGGCCGGGCCACCGGTGGACAACATCCGGTTTGCGGCATCCTCGACGCTTTGGACAAAATACTCTGTTCTCTGTGGCGCAAGCGCGAATGCGACGCCGCCTGAACGCCACGCGCTTTGGTATTCGATGGCTGCTTCCTGCTCAATCTCTGCCTCCACGCTGCAACCGCTGCCGGTCAGAACGAATATGAGCGGGTTGGCCCACGGCTTGGGTAGAGCATCTCGATCGATACGGAGGTTGGTCATGGCGCATGATCGTCGGTTTTTCCTACGTCCGCAATTAGGAAGCGAAGATGGGGAGGAAAGCGGTCATCTGTTCCAATTGACGAAAACGACAATCAACCCAAAACCTGCGATCAACGCCCACATTCCGGTTACAGCCCAGAACGTAACTGGAGCCGAGCGGCGGTTCGTATCAACGTCTAGATTTACAAAGACATTACCTGACGCGAGCCCAGCCGCGATGACGAGTGCAGGGAAAGTGAAAACTACGAGACCGGCAATCGTGGAGGCGTTCATGCGCTATCCTAGCGCGAGATTGTATGTCCGCTAGTGGGCGTAAGCGGAATGGCCGATATGGGCAGGAAAGAGGACCTTGGCTTTCAGCCAGTCGAGCCGATTGGGGAGGGTATGCGTTGCCCCGGAGTTATGCGACCTTGCGCTAGCGAGTGACGAAACGTGGACAACGATGCAAAATCCAGCCGGGCAAGACTACGACTTTTTCGCAACGATTAGGATGCGGGATAAGCTAATTGGGTGGGCTATAATTTTTACTCCTCTGCTTGCGATGCTGCTCCTTTTGAAGCTGTGTTATCGGCCAGAGCCCATTGAACCTCGCTACGTATATGGCTGCTACGCGAGCAACGTCGCTCCCCGCATACTTATCGATGAAAGATTAATTTCATTCGATAATTCTAGGCTTAGTCCAACAAGTTATGAAGTGAGAGCAGAGAAGCAAGGATACTCGATTTATATGAAAGCGAACATAATCCTTGATCGAACGACAGGCGGCCAGTTTGCGTTCGTGACATCGCCCTATGGAACGTCGCTCCCGCTGCTACCCGAGCATTACAGCGAACCGCGATACCTTCGGCACCTAAGCGAGTTTAGCGGAAAGTTTTACGTGTTCTCGCGACAGGCCGATGAAGTGGTCTACTCGCGGATGACGCCGAAGGGCGCATGCCTCACGCAACCGAATGCCCGTTAATGGGCGATCACCGCCGGTCGAACGCAATCGTCTCGGTTGTAGCGAACGGCGGGCTGACCACGGCTTCATACCAATCGGCGCGGAAGCCCGGCAGTGCGGATAAATGCGCGATCAGGTCTGGCCAGCCAGCCGCTTCTTCGTGAAACGACCATACATGCCCAGCGACCTCGACATCGCAGCAGATCAAATCTGTCGTAATTTCATCCCGTTTGTAAAAGATCACTGCACGGACGTCGGGCAGCGGTAACTGAACAAGGACGGCTGGCGTGATCGTCATTACGATATAATGCCTTGCTGAACGAAAGGCGGCAATCGGGAAGCATGAAGCCTGCCTCGAACGACCGGGTTTGGGCGAAATAGTCACCGGACGTCAGCATCGATATGTCGAAAGACGATGTCCAACATTGCTTGCCGTTCTGCCTTTGTGTCACCCAGCAGAATGCGTTGCGCGTATCGGACCGGCTTTCGGCCTTTGACAGGGGCATCCTCGAGCCCTTCTTGGTGGACGCGCGCGATCTGCGCAGCTCGCCCGCTAAAGCCAACCCATGCCTCAGTGTCTGTCGATCCGGCCTGCAGATTCGGGGCATTGCGGAGTTTGCGGAACATCGCTTTGCGCTTGATCGTGCCCTTCCGTCGCAGCCGGCCGGCCGGCTGCGCCTTACGCGCCGCATAAGGTTGGCCGTCAGGATTCTGCTGCCGGGCAATACGAGCCGATTGGCTGCGCTGAAGCGTCCGCGCCATCAGACGCAGAATCTTGCGACGCTCGCCCGAATCGACGCGACGCAACAGCGCACCGGCGAGCTGCTCGATCTGGGCGAGATCGTCGGTCATGCGTCAGAGACAAATGCGGGGTCGGACGTCTGTGCGACCAGCTGATCGCGCATGAACAGCTGCCACAGGTTTACGCAGCAAATGCCGGGAAACTCATCGAGATGGCGGGGCTCTTCGAGGTGATCCGCATCAAACCCGCCGCCCTCCTTTGGCGTGACGCGAACCGCCTCGGTTAACTCGACGCTGATCGAGACGTCGGCGCGATCGGCGTCGAGCAGTTCGGACTCAAACGCGAACGGCTCGGGGTCCGTGCCCTCGAACAGATCGGGCTGCTGCTCGGCTATCCACGCGAGCAGCGGCACCATCAGATCGTCTACGTCACCCGCATAGTCCTCGATCACGACGTTCAGCGTGTACCGGTATTCCAGCGAGAGCGTGCCGCCCGCGCGCGCGGCAATCCGCCCCTTGTCGACGAAAAACGACAATTTGGCAGGATCTGCCGCGAGCGTCGGTACGAAGGACAGAATCGTCCTGCGCAGAGTGTCGGGCTTCTTCACCGATCACCTGTGGGTTCGGGGTCGGCCAGGCGCTCGGTCATGCTGCCATCGCCATATATTGTACGTTCTGCTGATCGATTGCCGTGCGGCACGGTTGCACCATCAGTGCGTGCATTGCGGCGCTCGGATGCGTGCCGTCTGCCGTCGCATAGCTGGCGGTTCCATTGACCGCCCACTTGCCCGTGTCGTTCGCCGGCTCCTGCACCGACGTCATATCGACGATCCCGTTCACGTTGGGATCGAGCAGCGCCTGCGCATCGATGTAGTTGCGATAGACGTTGAACCCGCCGTTGATCGTTCGCACGGTCTGGTTCGCCGTCGTCGCATAGGCGTCGGTCGTGTCCGACTTGGGTGCCATGCGGACCTGCAGGATCCGCTTGATCCCTGCCGCCTTCAGCTGCGCATTGATCGTCGCCATGTTTGTCGCGCCGGTTTCCTTGGGCGTCCCTCCACTGTAATCGTTGCCGAGATAGCCGTTGATCGCACAGTTGAAGTATTTGTAGAGCGCGCGTCGGCTGTCCCCGTCGCTCGACAGATACCCGGTCGAGGTCTCCCCGCCGCGGGCAAGGTTGCCTTGCGCATACTGCGGCACGATCTGCGCCGAACGAGCAGCATAGCCGCGGTTGGCATCATCAGCCGTCCCCGCCTCGATGCTCGCGCCGAGCGTGATCCACGCAGGCATGAGCCCGACAGGACGGCCGACGATGAGCGTCGGGCCGAAAAACCGGGCGCTATAGTCTGCCCAGGTGGTGTTGGAATTGTTGAACGCGCCGGCAACGCCGATCTTCGACGGACTGCCGATAGGGCCGCGGACGCATCCGAAACCTGTCATCGTCAGCGGCGTGCCGATGTTAATGCGGTTGGTACCGGCAACCCACTCGCGTTCCGTCACCTCGAAGCCGGTGAAATTGGCGGGGTACTGCGTGAGACCGAACGCGGACGCCGGAACCTCGTCGCTGCGAACATCCATCTCACCGCTGACGAGCTGACGCGAGGTTACGCCATCGAACGTCAGGACGACGACGATGCCGTTATACTCGATATGCGCCCGAAGCAGGTAGCCCGGACCTTTGACGTTCTGCCCATAGTAGGTCGAATAGACGAACGCGATCGTCGAGATCGGGGCATTGCCCGTTGTGAACGGCAACCGGCATGCATCCATGTTGTTCGACGAGGTGGTCGCAACGCCTTCCCCATGGAAGAAATTGCGGCTGGTGATGACCTGCAGCGCGGGCAGTACTGCCGTGTCGTCATTCAGGATCGTGCCGGTTGCTGACGTTGCGGACCCTGCCATATAACCCGATGGGGTCGAGATGAGGACGGTGAACGTCTCGTCGCCCTCGACCACGGTATCGCCGACAACGCTGACGGTGAACGTACCCGTCGCGACACCATCTGCCATGTTGACGGTCCCGCCGGCCGGATAGGTCCCGCCGGTGAAGTCGTCGGCGCTGGTGGTGCCAGCGGTGAACGACCAGGGCACCGCAACCGCGCCGGACGATGCCGACCGCGTAACGGTATAGGTGAACACGGTCGCGCCGCTGTTACCTTCCGACTTGGACTGCGCGACCGAAATCGACACGGTCGGCGTTGGGACCGGAACGACGGTCGACGCCGCCCCCGTGATCGTCACCGGATATTCCAGCGCAATGTCGCCGTCATTCTCACGGACCAGCACCTTCTGGCTGACCCCTGCGCCGATCGCCGCGGTCGCGCTGATCGCGCCGGTCGCGGCGTCGAGCTTCAGATTCGCACTCGATCCGTTGACGAGCGCCAGCTGACTGGTGCTGCCGAGCAGGCGCGACAACGTGAAAACGACGCCGGTAGCCGTCGCCAGAACGGTCGCGGATTTGGCGGCGGGGCGGATCTGCGACGAAACAGGCGCGCGGGGCGTAGCGAGGTCAGCGTGTTCGGTGACGACGAAGCGGGTACCGGCCAAAATATTATCCCTTGGGCGACGGGCACGCAGCAGGCGTGTTCCAGTTGATGAGACGATCGAGGTGATCGGCGTTGGCGGCGAAGGCGCGCGCGAGGCGGATGATGCCGGAGCGGATCCGCGTCGGGATCTGCGCGATCAGCGCAGGATCCTCGGGCAAGCCCTCGGGGCGGTCCGCGCAGTCCAGCAGCTCGGCGGGCGCCGTGTCCTTCACCTTGACGACGATCGGCGCGGAGATGACCGCAGGCGGGACCTCAGCGGGCCGCGCGCAGGCCGGCAACACCGTTAACAGCGCGAAACCAATCGCGATCGACAAGGTTCGTCCGTTCAGCTTGCGCATCTACCATCTCCATTCGTTGTGCGGCCGAGCTTGCTGCCTCAGCGGCAGCGCGCGCGGCGCGGGTGTCGTCGTTCTGTCGTGCGTCGTGATCGGCCATTGCCTGGGCGAGCGTCGCCGCGGTGAGCTGGTCGCTATCGCCCTTGAATTTGACGAGCCCAGCGACCGTCTGCGCGCAGCGGACGCCGCGCGCCGTCTTGCCCACGCCCGCGAAATCGGCCCCAGAGCCGGCGCAGATCAGCTCGGCGCGGTGTTGCAGATCATCTCGGTCCGCGGTGACCTGGCGGTACTGGACGTACAGCCATGCGCCGACCGCCGCGACGGCGAGCAGGACGAGGAAGAACGCTTCGGCCCTCACCTTAGCGAAAATGTTGCGGATCATCGGGGCAGCTCCTTCAGGCAGATCTCGCGCTCGCGCGCGCGGCGGGCGACCAAGCCGGGAAGAACCCGACCGCCGGCAAACCGGTAACGGGGGAAGAAATCGCAGCCCGCACGCCATTGGCCGGCGTTCCAGAACCGCGCGATGCTCGACTTACAGACCATCGAGACGCCGACGTTATAGGCGAGCGATACGATTGCGATCGCTTGGTTCGTCCGTCCGTAGACGTTGGGGATGCACTTTATGACGCCCTCAGCATGCACGATCAGCTCGCGCTCGAGCATCGTCGTGCATTGCGCCTCGGTGTAGGTTTGCCCGAGCTTGATATCCTTCGTTGCGATCCCGTCGCACGCGGTCGCAACGCCGACAGCGTCGAGGTACGCCTTCAGATACTGCTTACCCGAGATATGCTTGACGACGATCGTACCGGTAGGGGCGACCGTCGCTACTACCTTGCGGCCGCTCTCCTCGGCCGGCACCATCGTGAACAGCGCCAGCGCTGCGGCCACGCTACCGAGTACGCCAGCGAGCGTCTTGGTCGGGACCTTGCCCTTCATGGGCACCGACGATCCCTTGTCAGGCTGGGGCATTACTTGGGGTCCTTTCGCGGGATGAGCGCGAGCAGACGCTCGCTAAGCTTGCCCGGCAGTTCGGCGAGGACGGCGCTGCAGCCGGCGATGAAACCGGGCGCGCCCTTGAAGGCGACCATCGCGACGAGGAAGCCGATCGCCTGCGACACGAACGGGTGCATCCCGAACAGCGCACCGGCCGCGTTGGTGACGAAGTAGCTGACGACGATGCCGACCCAGACCTGCGCGATGCGCTGGCCCCATGTCAGGCCGGTCTCGACCAGCAGGCTGACGACCGAGCCGAGGCCGGCAGGGACGAGACTGACGACGAACGCCAACAGCCATGTCCCGAAGTCGTGGAGAAGATCCTTCATGCGGTCAGTCCCAAAGCTGGATGAGCGGGAGCGTGCGGGGCGCGGGCGTCATGCTGACGGGCATCGCCACGGTCGCACCCAGCGGCAGGATTGCGCCGATGTCGGCGACACCGGGGTTGAGCGCGAGGACGCGACCAATATCGGCAGCGCCGAGACCGCGTTCGCGCCAGATGAGTTCGTCGAGCGTGTCGCCCTGCTTTGCGGTGAGGACATCGGCCATCAGATCAGCTCCGCGCGCACGCGGGCGCGGCCGAGCATGTCGCGGACCGCGTGGATCCCGTCGCGACGCAGATCGACGATCGAGGGCTCGACGGCATCGGCGTCGCGCTGCCCCTGCGCGGTCAGGTCGGTGTCGCGGTACGTCTCGACCAGCTCGGCCTTGGCATAGGCACCGATCGCGCGGGTGTAGAGCAGGACGAGACGGCTCGTGTCGCCAAGCTTGGGCGAAGGCACTGCGGCAAGGTTCGGGTGACCGGCGAGCAGATGCGCGACCTGCCACGCGGCGAGCTGGTTGCCGACGGTGATAATCGCACCGGTCACCGCGAGCGCCAGCCGCTCTGGTGTGACCACGTCCCGGATACGGCGTGCCGCTCGCAGCGCGGTCGCGTCGATGTCGGGAAACCAGCCGTCGTTGGGGATCAATACCACGCCCGAGACGACTGGTGCGGGGATGAGCGAGGGCGTGCAGCCGAACCCGCTCATGCGATCATGATCCGGCCGGTACCGATCGAGCCGATTACGAACAGCGCGAGGCCGATGACGATTACCGCCAGGCAGAACAGCACGCTGGCGCGGCCAAGCATCAGCAGGATCGCAACCCCTGCCAGCACCAGCCACGCGCCTAGCCCGAGGCTCAGCAGTGCGAGCGCGGAGGTGATGATGGTGGCGAGCATGACGGCGGATCCTTGGAAAATCTCGGGGGTGGGGATCAGGGTCGGACGATGGCCCTCAGCGCCGAAGCGCCCTCCCATCCCGCATGATCCGCCCCCGAGCGCCGGGGGCGAGCTTAGGAGCCGGTGGAACCGGCGGTATCTGGTGTGGCGTCGGGCGTGGCCGGCTCGGCGCGCTTGGTGATGGCCTTCTCGAGCCGCTTGATCTGACCGGCGACGCCGACCCGGTCATGCAGCCGGACGGCCTCACGCAGCGGTGCGAGCGCGCGGACGGCTGCGACGACGAACTCGGGCTTGGTCGGATCGAGATCCTCGGCTGCGCGCGCGAGTTCGGTGCCGATGGCTTTGTGAAGCTTGGCGCGAACCTCATCGTGCATGTCCGCCTGGTGGGTCAGGCCCTCGACGAGTTCGAGAATTTCGATTGCGAACGGCTGTTTCGCGGTCTGGGCGCGGATCGCAGCATCGGCGATCTCTTCGGTGACCAGCGACGCGGCATCGCGTTGGTAGCGGGCCGGGAGAGACACGTCATAGCGCAGAACGTGTTCAGCGATCTCGAGCGCGGGGCCATATTCGCCGATGTCCATCAGCCAGACCATCGCGGTCGGCAGCACCTCCTCGGCCATCCCGGCGTTTGCCTCGCGCCCGCCCTGAAGCAAGCCACGGATCCATTCATGATAGTGCGGGAGCATCTCGCGCTTCACGGCAACGCGCGCGTCGATCGACTTGATCTCTTTCAACCGGCGCAGATCGTGCTGCAGCCGCATCGCGATCGATGCGGCTGCGCGTTCAGCGGGGGTGCCGGCGTCGGACGAAGGGGCCGACGCGGGATGGGATAACCCGCTCTCGGAAACGGGAGCAGATGCCATCTGGGATGCAAGGATACGATCCCGATGTTTGCGAGCAAGGCTCATGGCATGTCCTGTGGAGAGCGGGCTAACTGG